GAATATCCTCATACATTTGTAAGAGAAGCGAAACGCTGGGTAAACAGTTTACTTAATCCTTATTTATGTAACCAAGCAGATATGCGGAATGAGGCACACATAAAACTACTAAAACTTCTAGGTTTTACTTTTACTAATTATCATGTTTTCAATGAAGTACCTTTAATACAATTTATTAAACCATGTGCAATCCCCTAGCAATAGGAGCTGTATTGGGTGGGGCTCAAGCTGTAACAGGTATTGCAGAGCAGAATAGACAGCACAGAAATCAAGTTGCTGCTGTTAATCGTTCTAATGCAATGGCTCGGCAGAAATACCTCAATGATATACAGATCTCAGCTTATAACGATCAGCGTAAAGGAGACGTATTTGAAGCTCAGTTAAAAGCTGACGCAGCCTCAAGATCAGCATACTATAAACAAAAAGAAATAAACCAAGCTGAAGCTACAAGAGCACTTACAGCATCAGATCAAAAACTACAAGAACGTATAACCGAACAGATGTTCGAGAGTCAAGCTAACCTTGCTAAAGCTATACAAGCTCAAGGTACAGTAATGGCTAGCGGACAGCAATCTGGTCAATCCATGTTATTAACTTTAGATCAAGCCGAACGTGACTTTGGTTACAAGCAAGCACAAATTGATGCTACGGTATATGACGCTACTAAGAACTACGGTATTGAGAGATATGGTATTAACCTAGATCAATTCTCAGCAGATACTAGAGCACTTAACCAAATAACAACTACAGCTGCTGTCGCTCCTGGAGCATCCTTTAAAACCATTAGACCTATTAAACAAGAAGCACCCAGCAAACCATCTATCCTTACTCCAATCCTTGGTGGATTCTCTACTGCTCTCAGTACAGCAGGTACTCTTGGCGGAGAAAACTACTTTAAAGATTCTTGGGCTAGTGGTGACTGGGGGTGGAAATAACAAATTATGGCATATCAAAGAACTACAAAAGCTCAAGGATTTAGGCAAAGGGTTGTTCCTCAGACTGAGAATAAGAACTATACTGATCTAGCTAAGTCCTTAGAGAAAGAACGTAAGCAAGGCGTAACAGATTTTACGGTTGCTTCCAATCAGCAAATAACAGAGATGAAACGTATCTCTGGTTTAGAAGACAAAAAAGACATTTATGAATTAGGTAACTTACGTTCCTTTAGTAAAAGTCTAAATACTGCTTTAAAATCGGGTGCTGAGAATATCCTCAAACCGATGGCAGAAGGGCAGATAGAAAAAGGTATAACTACTGCTATACGTTGTCAGCAAGGCGATCAAGAAGCTTGTGAAGTTATTAGAATAAATGACGATCAAGAAACAGAAATCCAAAAACAAATTTCTGAGCAAAGAATTAAGGTAGAGCAAGCAACTGAAAATATAAAGAAAGAATGGGACGAAGCTGGTTTTGAAGCTGATTTACGTCAGAAATATAGGCTATTAAATCTTAAAAAGCAGAACTCAAACTTTGCTACAGGTTATAGACGTGGCATGTTAATGGAAGCTGCTACAGGCTATGATGCTTGGAGAGATAGTATATTAACTGGTAGTAGTGAAGACCCAATTAAAGATAGAGAAATCGAACATGAAGGTGAACTATATAAAGTTAGTGAATATTATGCAACTCAAAACACAGAAGTTAAACAGAAGATTGTAGGAGCCTTACAGGGTGAGTATATAAAAAGACATGGGGTTGGTTTAAATGAATATATGGTACAAAAGTATCTTACTAACAAAGTTACTGAAAGAACCAATTTATTTAACCAGAATGAATTTAATAAAACCCAAAGAGATTGGGCTAATACAACAATAGAGTATCATAAAAAGCAGTTTGAAGAAATACTATTTACTGATTTAACTACTGAGAAAGGTTTACAAGAGGCAGATAACGGAATACAAGAGTGGCTAGCTAATGGCCCAAGTGTAATGGAAGCTTTAGGGGTTGAAGGCCCCCGCAATGCTGCATCTAAGAAAAAACTTATTGAGTATCTTGTTGGAACTCTTAAGAGTGAGAGGTTTGCGAATGTAGATGATTCTAACCAGTTATTTAGCTATTTAGAATCCAAGAGATTTTATATTCCAGGTCTATCTAAACAAGTCGGTTTTGAAGAAGACGGTAGTATTAAGTACGAAAAGCAATCCTTATCTGAGTTACTAGGTAGTGAGTTTGATACTAAGAATTTAAGAGCTGAAGTATTACAAGACATCTACAAGAAAGAAGCACAGAAGATAGAGGGTAGTAAACTTAAGTTGAAGAAAGATATTGAAGCTGTTTTTACAAACGCTGGTAATGACACTGTAGCTTTTGAGCTAGGTATGGCAGAACTATATCAAATGCCAGAATATCACGGTAAATATTGGGCTAATAGTATCTTTAAGCAGCATGATTCTACTTTTAAGCTAATACCTAAATTAGATGAGAAAGAGAGTAGGAAAATTATGAGGGAGCTTGAGAGAGAATATGATGTTAAAAATGGTGGTAAGATAAGCATACTTAATGTAAACACACAACGTATAGATATTAACGTTTTAAAGGAATATAATGACAAAGGTTTATTAAGCGATCCTTATAATGGTAGTCTAGAAGCTAAGAAAATACATGAAGGTGGTGTCACAACTTTAGAAAACCTTGTAAAAGGTATATTTGAAAAGAAGAATTTACCAGAAGAAATCGAAACCTTACAAACACAAGCCTTTATTAGTTGGGTGTCTCCTAAGATTATTGCAGCAGCAAATGACCACATGAAGATAACAGGTGCAAGCTTTGAAGATTCGTTAAAATATTCTGTGGCATATTACAAACAAAAATTACAAGCAGACAACTCTGCCGTTTTTGGAGAGATTGAACAACCTGCTGCATCACATTCTGATAAGGATAATATTTCATTAAATGTAGGTAAACAAGGTTTTAGTGAACAAATATATAAGAATAATGTTTTAGGTTTAAGTACCACTTCTTTTCTATCAGAAAATTATTTAGATACAATACAAAAAGCTAACAATGCTGCATCTAATAATAAAGGTTACATATTTAAAAATAACTTAATAGTTAAAAATGATGCCTTTTATCAGTTAGTTGATGGCAGACCTGGAAAAATGTTTGAGGCATTAAGTAAAGTAGATCCTTTAACAACTCACCCTGCTGTTATTTATAATGACCAAATAGTCCAAATGTATGGTAAAGAGGCAGCAATAGAGTGGTCTCCAGAAATACAGTTAGAAATTGAGCAATGGATGGCTTTGTCTAAAGATGCTAGAAAAGCTTTAGTAAGCAATGAGGATATTAAATTTAATACAGCATTAAAAAAAGAAGGCTTTATTTCTTTATCTGATCTAACTCAAACTTTAATTACCCCAGATGGTAGCATACCTGTTAATGAAACCGAGTTCGCCTCATTATTAATTAGAGCTGGAGTCGAAGAAACCTTTACTTATCAAGAATTTTTAGCAAGACCAGATCTTGTAGAAAAAGCTGTTAAGAAAAAGATGATGGAAGGTTTAGCATTAATACAACCTCTCACTAATAATAGGAATGAAACTATCCGTAGGTTAACTGCTTACATGATAACTAATGACCACGAGAATTGGAACCAAGGTAACTTTAAAAATTATACTCTTGAAACATTAAATGCTTATCACAGTGGTAATAAAGAACGTCTAAATAGTATATTCCATAATAAGGGTTTATCTCTCAACAGCTTTAATGTAGACGTACCATACGCTAGAGATCTTATTGACACAACTCCTGACCATGTTCTTAAGATAGATCTAAATACAGTAAACTCAGTTGCAGATTTAGAAGAAGTATTATCTAGATTTAACGAGTTAGACGTACCAGAACAGAAAATAAACATAAGAGAGAAGGAATTATGGGAAGATGGAGCTGGTGTAATAAGTCATCAATTCCGCAGAATTTTGGGCTTAGGTTGGGAACGTATGCCTAATGCAGAATATGAAAGATATATAGAATTTAAAGGAAATTTAGAAGATAAACTAATGATTATGAGAGTGTTAGAATCAGCTGAAAAGCGGAACGCACTTTCTAGTGTAAAAGATTTCCTTGGTGATACTGCTTTACGTATCCATTTTCTTGATCCATCAAAAGAACTTGAATGGGCATTTTTACCCGCAGTTAAAGATATAATTGGTGAAGAAAGGTTAAACACTATTATAGAAAAAGCTAAAACTAAATATGATAAAGATGGGACTGGTAGATATGATGATGTTTTATTTGAGTTATTAAGAAATGAACCAGAGTTTAATGCCGTAGAAGAAGGTAATAAAGAGGAAGGTGATGGGAATACTGAAGCAGGTTTCTTCACTCCAGATACTCCAGAATCTATACAAAATGAGCTCAACTTAAATAAAGCAGAAGCATTAGGAGAACAAATGTTAGATATCATCCATAGCGGTGAATCAACAGTAGATGTAATCGGTAATGGATATGAAGCTATTAACCAAGGCGGGGCAGATGACGGGAAAAAAGTTCTCGGTTTCAGTGGTACCTACGGGAATCATCCAGCCAATAAAGGTAAAAAATTAGTAGATCTAACTATTAACGAAATACTAGCAATACAAGATAGTGCCTATGACACCTCAAAATATTCTTGGGATGAAAAAGGCTGGAAAAAATGGTTTGCCTCTGGAGGTTTCCATGCAGTAGGTAGATATCAATTCACAAGAGAAGGTCTAAGAGACGCTTTAATCTTAGCAGATATTGACCCTAATGAGAAATTTACCCCAGCCATACAAGATAGATTGGGACTTGCTTTACTTATTGCCCGTGGCCCAGACTGGTGGGTAAGTATGAAAGGTAATAAAGAGTTACCAAAACTTATTGAAAAATATAACAAAGTATGGGCACAGGTCGAATAACCCTACGGGGATCTCACAATCTGAAAACTAATGGAAGGAAATGAATTTGAAGGAAGTCAAGTCCAAGGACTAGACATTCTAAATACTGATGACGAAGTGCAACAATCGCTTGATATAGCGAAAGAAACAGCACAAAAAATAAATGATGCTAGGCTTCAAAGAATCTCAGAAGACGAAGAAGCTAATGCTGAACTTATAGCAGCACAAAAACAACAAGAATTAGATCAAGGTTTTCTTGCTAACAACCCTGTTCAAGCCGTACAGGAAGTTGGTAAAGCTATATATGGCGGAGCTACCGATGCTATTGAAAGTGTTGGTAGTTTTGTTGATCTAACAGGCGACACAATTATGTCTGTTGCTAACCGCATACAAGGTAATCCACAAGAATACGGTCAAAACCCATTTAAGTTTAAAGAGTATTTAAACGAAGGTGGAGCATCACCTGGAATTTTAGATATACCAGATAAATATGAAGTAGAAAATTACTCTGGTGCTGGTCGATTAGTACGGGGTATGATAGAATTTGGTCTATTAGCGAAGGCTACTGCTTTGACAGGAGGGGCTATGGCTCCTTCTTTGTTTGGTAAAACAGCTGCTTTTGCTAATAAAGTAAGAGGAGCTAAGTTATTAAGGGGTGCTTTAAAGAACAATACACCATTAGTTGGAGGTATGGTTCGAGGAGTAGCACGTACAGGTAAAGGATCTAAATTTATTAGGTTTTTACCTAAGATGTCTAGCATAGCTGCAGAAGGATCGGTTGCAGATCTTATCTCATCTTCCTCTGACTATGCAAATATGGCTAATTTACTAAACCAATACGCTCCTTGGTTGCCATTTTCAGAGTTTTTGTCTGTTGACCCAGATAAAGATAACCCTTGGACAGCTAGAATTAAAGCTGTTTTTGCTGGTGCAGGTCTGAATGTAGCAGGTTATGTGGTTGTAGGTTGGGGTAGAGCTGCTCACGCAGCATTAAGAGCTAGAAAAGCTGGTAAGACTATAGATGAAGCAAATATAATTGGCAACAAAGTAATGGATGACAGTATCCGAAACGATATTGCCGATGAATATAAGCAACGTGATGACCTTAAAGCAGATGATGTAAGGAACGGTAAAGGCATACCAGATGATCCTTACGGGGATTACATACAACAACATCTTGAAAGTGATGAACTTGGAAAATTATACAGGGGTCTTACTAAAGGTAATTTAGATCAAGTCTCTGGTAACAACCTCTTTTATCATGGAAGCCACGCTGGTCTCCCAGGTGATTTTCCTTATATAAATCGTCATGAAAGACAATGGCATGATGAAAACTTGTTTGGTAATGGTTTTTATACTACTGACGACTTAACTATTGCTGCCGTTGACCGTAATTCTACTGATGGGTTGGTTGTCGCACAAAATAAAGACGGTTTAAAACAGGTAGTATATAGAGTAAAACAAAAAGGTAAAGTAAGACTACTAGATGCTGATAGACTTTATAATTGGAATAGCAAAGCTAGAGAAACAGCAGCATTTAAGCGAGCTGGTGTACTAGACGATACTGGAGAGTTTGCAACAGCATGGCCTAGTCAAGGGCAGATAAGTTACTCACAATACATTGATCTAATAAAAGAAAGACAGATGTATCCCCGTGAGGAAGTTACAGCAGTACTTGATGAAATCAATAACAGTTTAAAAGAACTAGGCTATGGCGGTATTCAATACACATCTAAACAAGGAAATAAGTCACACAAAGTAAGAATTTACTGGGATCCTGATACTCAAATTGATCTAGATAAATATAACCTTGCTAACCGTAGCAACTTTGAAACTGAAATGCCTGTCTTTGAGGAAGGTAATTTTAGTCATAGACCTCCTAGGAAGCCTTGGAAAACAAACATTGAGGCTGGTAGAGGTTTAGACGGTAGTAGAGGAGCTCAATATCTAATTGATAGATTAGGTAAACGCTTCATGGCTAAAGGTGTAGATGAATTTGAAGCTAGAGAAATTGAAGAATTTATTGACGTTATTGGTGATAGATTTTTTGATGATATCTCAGTATCATTTACAAATAAACTAACAGCTAGAGGTCGCTTTAAATTTGGTGAAAAATTAGTTGAGATACAACAGAAGGTTATAGAAGAAGAGGGTATCACTGAGACTATGATCCATGAACTATGGCATACCTTATCTAGATATTTACCCAAATCTGATATTAAAAGACTAGATTTAGAGTTTAAAAATAGAAAAGCTAAGTGGTTAGCTAAAGGTTCTGAAGATGCTACAATGTTCCAAAAAGGTATCTACACTTCTACTAACTACAGATATAAAGACTTAGATGAATGGTTTGCTGAAACTATGTCAGATGAGTTTTATAGATACCAAACAGAGACAGCCTCATTTGCCCCCACAGGTACCTGGAAGCGTCTAGCACAAGAGGTAGCCATGCTATTTAAAGATATGTATGCTACGGTTGCATCGAGGCTTGGAGGGTCACAGGCAAGGCGATTATTTGGTAACTATAAACGTCAGCGATATACTGAGATGAGGAAAAATATATTCCTCCCAGATGCACCAGAGGGAACTTCACCAGTTACACTTGAATGGGAAATGGCTCATGAAAGGGGCTGGAACCCATTTATTGAAGACATGGGTGATATTACATCTATGGAGACCTTCCGAGAGATGGACGACAGCGACAACTTTAAGCGTCTGAAAAAAGATGAATTAGAGGGAATCGCTAAGAATAAAGGGGCTCGTAAAAACGATGCTTGGGATGAAGAAACAGGTAGATCAAATGCTGGTAGAGAAAACGACCCCACACCTGATCGTAACCCTAGTCAATTTGCAGATGACGAAAAGACTGTCTTCCCAGATGGAAGTGATGATCTAAAAGGCAAGACTAAAAAATTGCTTAAGGAGATGATAGACAATGGTAGTACATCTAATCAGATCTTAATAGAGAGACAGATTAGACGTATTGCAGATGGTAGTGAATCACTATACAACTTTGTTAAAGAATTTTCCACAAAATTAACTGACGAAGTTTTTGAGAACCTTAATAATACATATGATTATAGAAAGGTACAGTCTGCTATATTAACACAAGCTGAAGAGATTTATGCACGTATTGACGCTGATATAAAAGGTGGTGGTACAAATAAAAATCTATCAGAATATTTTGAAGTAAATCCAAAAGATCGTATTGAATGGTTCCATAATGGTAATAAAGTAGTTACTGGTACAGCGGAACAAAAGATAGCATTAGAGCTAGTAATACAAACACTAGCTAAACGTGCATCTATGTTTGCTACGGGTGCTCTGGATTTACCCGCAGGTGCTAACAAAACACGTCAACTTAAACATGCTAACGATTCTTTAGTTATCGCTTTACGTGAATACAAGAAGATTGGTTTCATGACTGGTAGTGAATTGGCAAGGCAAAACCCTAAAGGCAGGTTATTACCAGCAGATGCTAGACGTTTAATTGAAAGTGAATTAACAAAAATTGACGAAGATTTTGCTACTTTCCATGCAGAATTAGAACGTCTTACTAAAGAAGGTGATGATTCTATACGTGCTGATCTACTAGAAATGCACGCTCTTAGTGGTGGTAAAGTATTTACCCAAGATGACATGACTCAATTCATGAGAGTTATATCTAAAGGTGGTAGATTTAAAGGGCAAAATTATAAGTCTGGAATACGGGAGCAAATGCGGGGTATGTTCTATAACTCTGTATTAAGTAGTGTTCGTACACCAGTTAAAGCTGTTGTAGGTACTAACTTCCTTGCATTACTAAGACCGTTTCAGGCATGGGCAGGTGCTGCAATAGGTGGTAATAAAACCGAAATGGTTATTGCTGCAGCTCAAATAGATGGTATTAATACTATGTTTGCTGAATCTCTCAAGATGTTTAAACACAACTGGGAGTTAGGTATAAATAGAAAAGCACAAACCTATGTAGGTAAGTTTAATCTTGAGACTAATACCAAAGAATTTAAGGATATGTCTAAGTTTGTTTATAAGTACGGTTCTCCGTCTGAGCAACAAGCTTATAAAATAGCCGAAGTTTTAATGGACTTTAACAACTCACCTTGGGTACGCTATTCACAAAATGCTATGGGAGCTGGAGATGCTTTAGCTAGAAACCTATTAGGTAGATTTGAGATGCGTATGAAAGCTGCTAGGGCTGCTATAGATCAAGGTGTAGATTTAGATGACGTTATAAAAGTAGCTGCAAATACTGAGGAAAATTTTAGGCGACAAATTTTTAAGAAAGATAAATATGACATGTGGGTTGTCTCAGATAAAGCTGCTACTATGGCAGGTGATGAGATAGCTTTAACTAAGCCACTTACAGGTGCTTTTAAGGGTCTAGAAGCCATTGGAAGGCTCACTGGAGCACGTTTATTCTTCCCATTTGTACGTACTGGAGTCAATGCTATTGACCTCACATTCCAACATACCCCTGGAATTGCTAGATTTCATAGCAAATATAAGGATTTTATGGAGTTTGAGAAGACAGGAGCTAATGCTGACTTCATTATGAAAGAATATGGTATAGCTAAAGCAGATATACCAAATCAACTAGCTATTATTAAAGGTAGAGTTGCTACAGGTTATATGTTAGTGTCCTTAGCTGCTGTTGCTTCTTTAACAGGCAACATGACAGGTATGATGCCTCACGATAAAGAGACTAGAGACCTTTGGAGACTTAATAAAATACAGCCAAACTCATTTAAGATAGGTGATACTTACTTCTCCTACGGTGATATAGAACCATTTAACAGTATATTGACTTCCGTAGCTAACGTTATGAACTATCAATACGCTTTAGGCGAAGATGTTAGGGATAATATGCTAGAGAAGTTAATGTTTATGGCAACAGCTGTACTTGTTGACAAGTCTATGTTAGCAGGTGTAGAAGATATTGGACAAATACTTAGTGGACAAACAAGTGAAATACAATTACAACGTGTTGCAGCTAAGTTAACTAGATCTCAACTACCATATGCTGGTTTAAGTTCACAATTAGGTAACTTATTAGATGAAAATGAGCGTATATCTAGAGGATTTGCAGAAAGTATTATAAGAAGGGACGTTATATTTAAAAATGGTCTACCTCCTAAGTACGATATTCTAGAACCTGGAAATGAAGCAGTTAAGTTTAGTGCATATAGTACTAATCCAATACTAAAAATGATTAATGCAGTGTCCCCTGTTGCTATTACGTATGCAGGTAACAACGAAGTTAAGAAAGCTTTACGTGATATCAGCTTTAATCTTCCAGAAACTTTAAGGACATGGAAAGGTGAGGAGCTTAACTCATTTGAACAGTCCGAATTACAGAGATACTTAGCCGAAAGTAACCTACACCAAAGGTTACACGAATTAGTAACTTCAAAAGCATGGAAGGAGCAAGTAGCAGAGTATAATCGACTAGGTTTAAAGAAACGTGAAGGCTTTGGAGCAACGGATCAAGAGTTCTATATGGATGTCCAACGTATATTTTTAGACGAAAAGAGGAACGCTATCGAGCGTTTAAGAGAAGAACACCCTGGATTATATACAAGAATTAGAGAAAGAACAAATTATAAGTTCTATAGTAAGACAGGAGATTATAACGTAATACAAGATTTAAGAAAACACGGAATTTAACATTGATTATCAATGGCAGTTACAACTAAAAAAACATTCTCGGCTACGAGTAATGCTACTACAACAGCATTTACTCCCGTTGGGATACAACTGAATAACCAAGATGATCTAGATGTTTATGTCACATTGTCGGGTGGAAGTAGAGTGTTACAGTTACGCCAAACTACTGGTAGTACTGCAACCTCTTCTCACCCACAGGTGAACAACACAGACGGATTATACTACCCTGCAGTTTCTGTAGGTACAACTTTATATAACTACCAACTTTCCACTGATAACAATACCATTACGTTCAACTCTGCCCTACCGCAAGGTGCAGTAGTATTTTGTGAGCGTAGAACAAGAGATGCAGACGGTACTTACACTAGCTTTGCTGCTGGTAGTACAATTAGGGCGAGTGATCTTAATAACTCAGCGAGAGAATCTAACTTTACTGCACAAGAAGCAAGAAACAAAGCCTTTGATTTAGAAGGTAAGATCTACAACACTTTAGGTCAACAGGATTTAGTAGTCAAAACTACCGATACTGGCACAGTTGACTCGACTATGATAGCTAATGGTACCATAGTCAACGCAGATATCAACTCAAGTGCAGACATTGCTGGTACAAAACTAGCTGATGACTCTGTGACTTTAGCTAAACTAGGGTCTGGAGCGTTACCAACAGATATAACTGTAGCAAGTGCTAACATTGTAAACGGTACTATAGTTGATGCAGATATAAATGCTACTGCAAACATAGATGGAGACAAATTAGCTAATGATTCTGTCTCTCTAGCTAAGTTAGAAGGAGGAGCATTACCTACAGACATTACAGTAGCAAGTGCTAACCTTGTAGATGGTACTATAGTTAACGCTGACGTAAATGCAGGGGCTGCTATAGCTGGTACAAAGGTAGCTCCAGCATTTGGAACGCAGAATATATCCACAACAGGTACACTAGCTAGTGGTGCTCATACTGTTACAGGGAACATAGCGGTTTCTGGTACAGTAGATGGACGTGACGTAGCAACTGACGGTACTAAACTTGATGGAATAGAGAGTGGAGCTACTGCAGATCAGACAGCAGCAGAGATAAGGACTCTTACTGAAGCTGCAACAGACAGCAATGTCTTTACTGACGCAGATCATACTAAACTCAATGGCATAGAAACGGCAGCGACTGCCGATCAGACTGACGCAGAAATCAAAACTGCATATGAAAACAATGCTAATACTAACGAGTTTAGTGACGCAGAACAAAGCAAACTAGCAGGTATAGAGACTGCAGCTACTGCAGATCAAACAGCTAGTGAAATAAAAACACTACTACAATCTGATAAGCTCACCTTATCTGAGATGAACACAACATCTTTAGATACTAGGTATTTTACAGAAACAGAACTTACAAACGGTGCTCTTGACGGTAGATACTACACAGAAACAGAGGCTGAGGCTAAGTTCCTTAGACAAGATTCTTCAGAAACTATTGCTAGTGGTGTATCATGGTCAAACTCGGACGCATATGTGGCTACAACAGCTGCTATTAATGCCCGTATAATTGATCTTATAGATGAAGTTGGTGGATTTACAGCTATTGCTAACCAAACTAGCTTCCCAACAGTTAACCCCCAGGCTGCTACTGGACAAAAAGCCATACTAAGTGTGAGTGCTACAACTGCAACTCTAACACCTAGCGGTTCAACTATTACAATAGCGAACGGTGCTGGATCAGGGAATACTGTTACTATAACTGGTGCCCCTACAATACCTAATGGTTTTGGTTTCTTAGTAGAGTCTACTAGCACATTACATACTTATGCTTTCCATAGGTTAGTTCCTATAGCGACACAAGTTAATACTGTTGCTACTAACATTACTAATATTGTCAATGCTGGTGCAAACGTAGCTGATATAAATAACTTTGCAGATATATACCAGATACAAGGTAGTGCTCCCACGACAAGAGCTGATGGTTCTTCATTACAAGACGGTGACTTATGGTTTAACAACAGTAACGATGACTTACGGGTATGGGATGGTTCTACTTGGGCTATTATCACACCTTCTCAAGCAGTACTTGATGACGTAGCTATTGTTTCTGGAGTTATTACATATAGTGAAGACTTAGGTCTTATAACAACAGCTGCTACAACAGGTAGTTCTAACGGTTCGCTTGATATAGTAGCTGATATACTAGAAGACGAAGTAGCATTTACTGTTACTGTCGCTGGAAGTAAGTTTGTAGTAGATGGCGTATCAGCCCCTGCTTTAACATTATACAAAGGTTGGACATATACATTTGATGTAAGTGATAATTCTAACGCTTCTAACCCATTACGCTTTAAGAGTGGTGGAAGTGCATACAATACTGGAGTCACCGTAATAGGTACCCAAGGTCAAGCTGGAGCAAAGGTAACACTTAAAGTCCCAGAATCACAGCCAACAAGTTTCCAATATTATTCTACAGCTAATAGTAACTACGGTAATACTATAACTGTTAAAGATGACCCAATTAAAACTGTTGCTGATATTAACACAGAAATAGTTGCTGTAGCTGGCGATTCTACAGATATAGGAGCAGTTGCTGCTAAAGCAACAGAAATAGGTAGATTAGGTACTGCTGCTGCGGTTGCAGACTTAGCAATACTTGGTACTAACGCTATTGTAGCCGATATGGATACACTAGCTGATATTTCGTCTAATATTACAACTGTAGCTAATAATGACTCTAATGTCACCGCAGTTGCTGGTAACGCAAGTAATATTAATGCTGCAGTAAGTAATGCCACTAATATTAACTCTGCAGTTAGCAATGCGACTAATATAAACACAGTTGCTGGCATCTCAGCTAACGTAACGACAGTTGCTGGTATTTCAGCTAACGTAACTACGGTTGCGACTAACAACTCTAACGTAACAGCTGTAGCTGGAAACAATAGTAATATTACTGCAGTTGCAAACAACTCAAGTAACATAAACGCTGCTGTAAGCAATGCTTCTAATATTAACGCAGCTGTTTCTAACGCATCAAATATTAATAGTGCCGTATCTAACGCAACCAATATTAATACTGTTGCCACGAATATTGCTGACGTAAATAATTTTGCAGATCAATACCAAATTGCAAGCTCTAATCCATCAACAGATGGAAGTGGTAACGCATTAGCTGCTGGAGATTTATACTTTAACACTACTGCTGACGAACTAAGAGTATATAATGGTTCAGCTTGGCAAGGGGGTGTAACCGCAACTGGTGCTTTAGCCCAGTTATCAGGTAATACTTTTTCTGGTAGTAATATCCATAATGATAACGTAAAGTCTATTTATGGTACAAGCTCTGACGGTATGGAGATATTCCATAACGCTAGTGACTCAATTATTAATGACACAGGCACTGGTAGTCTAAAACTACAGACTGGTGGAAATACTAAATTAGAAGTCGTATCCACAGGTGTTACTGTAACTGGACTCGTTTCAGCAACTACTCTAGATGGAGCTGCTGGTAATAATTTACAACTTGACTTCGGAACACTCTCATAATGGCAAAACAATTAAAATTAAGACGAGGCACAACCTCGCAACATGGTAGCTTTACTGGAGCCGAAGGTGAAGTTACTGTAGATACCGACAAGGAAACGCTTGTCGTACATGACGGCTCAACAGCTGGAGGACACCCAGTAGCTGCTGAAGATATGGCAAACGTATCTTCTGCTAACATTGCTGGAAGATTAAGTAACGACTCTATAGCAACATCTAAGATTGCAGCTGGAGCTTTACCTTCAGACGTAACAGTTGCTAGTGCAAACCTAGTTGACGGGACAATCGTTAATGCTGATATAGCATCAAACGCAGCGATAGCTGGTACAAAGCTAGAAACCTCTGGCGTAACTGCTGGTTCTTATGGTTCTAGTTCTGCTATTCCTATTGTCACAGTTGATGCTCAAGGTCTAGTTACCTCAGCTTCAACAACTTCGATTGACAGCACAAGAATAGATAACGGTACCTCAAACGTCAGAGTTAATAATAACAACTCAATTCAAATGGCTTTTGCTGGTACTGATAGATTTACAGTATCAAACGCTGGGGTTGATGTAACAGGAACCTTAGATGCAACAGGTAATGTAAGTGTTGGCGGTAATTTAACAGTACAAAATGCTGACCCTTATATAGATATTGTAGACTCAGACCATAACTCAGATTTTAGACTTTCTGCAAGTGGCGGAAACTTTGTAGTTAGAGATACCACTAATGGTTCAAATAGAATCACTTTAGCTTCAGACGGTACAGTTGATATAGCTGGTAACTTAGATGCTAACGGTGGTCTTGATGTAACAGGAAACATAGGAGCAACAGGAAATATCTCAGCTGTAGATATTACAGGTACAGGTGATTTATCCGCTAAAGATATTACTATTAGTGATACAACACCTACTTTATTATTTACAGATACTGACGCTAACCCTGATTATTCAATCCGTGTAAACGGTGGTCTGTTTCAGATCTCTGATGCTACCAACGGCAATGCTAATAGAATAGTAGTTAACACTGATGGTCATGTTGATATTCCTGGAAATCTAGATGCTGAAGGCGGTGTTGACGTAACAGGGAATATTACAGTAACAGGAACAGTTGACGGTGTAGACATAGCAGCTAGAGATACATTATTTGGTAATCTAACAACTAGCAATGGAGTTCTAAGTAATGGCGTAACAGCTACTACTCAAGCTCAGTCTGATAACTCAACTAAAGTTTCTACAACTGCATATGTAAGAACAGCTATATCAAACTTAGTAGACTCGTCCCCCGCTGCCCTTGATACTCTTAACGAGTTAGCAGCAGCTATTGGAGATGATGCAAACTTCTCAACAACTATTACTAACAGCATAGGTACTAAGATGCCTTTAGCTGGTGGTGAGTTTACAGGTGATGTGACTTGTGAAAACATTACACCTGATGGAGATAGTTCTAGAAACTTAGGTACAAACTCTGTAAGATTTGCAAACGTATATGCTGACAACTTTGTTGGTGGCGGTGGTAACTTAACAGGTGTATCATCATTTGTATCTGGAATGATCTTGTTATGGTCTGGTGCAATAAACAACATACCATCTGGATGGGTACTATGTAATGGATCAAACGCAGCTCCTAACTTACAAGATAGATTCGTAGTTGGTGCAGGTAGTGGATACTCTGTAGGAGATACAGGTGGTGCACAGTCTGTAACGCTTACTTCAAGCCAGATGCCATCTCACAGTCACTCGATGTCTGTTACTGACCCTGGACACTACCACACCACTAACGACTACGTTGCTCGTGCATACTACCAAGAACCAAGAAACATTGGTAGTGCTACTGACGGTAACTGTAACTACACTGGTGATACTAACTCTAAAACAACTGGAATTTCAGTTAGTGCTGGAAATACTGGTGGCGGTGGTTCTCACGAGAACAGACCTCCATACTATGCACTAGCTTATATTATGAAGACTTAATGCTTATGTATTTCTTATTAGTATTCCTTATGTTATATGTAGCATACATCTTACGTGTATATAATCCGCATGATGAATCGTGATTTATTAAAGAAAGATTTAAAAAGAATCGCTGCTGTACTTACAGTAGTTACAAATTGTTTCATTATTTCTGGAGTTATCCATCATTGGAGACCTAGACCAAAAGAAATTCCTCAAAAGGACGAATGGAATAATACATACAGATATACTAATGACAACACCACCTCAATGGCAACCAATAAAATTGCCGAATGTAGATAAGATAGAAACAATATCAATACCGCTACCCACAGCTGATGTTCCTAGTTATGTCCCTATGGTAGTACCTCCAAGTGATCTTAGAGAGCCTGAAGGTACTAAACCCGTTAAGACAGAAACTAAGGAACAGCCACCTCCACCTAAGTTAAATATACCAATGTTTAACGTAGAGGTACCAATGCCTACTGCAGATACAGTAGTAGTGGCAGGTTATGCAGCAGTATCAGCTGTAGCGGTAACTACGTTTGCCCAACCGTTTTTTGATACTATTAAAAAACAAATACAAAAGTTCATGCAAGGTAAAATAGATAAATGGAAAAAGAAAAAACAAAAGGCTTAGTTGGTAAGTTGAAAGATATTGCCGAAGACAAAGAGCATCAAATAGAAGTATTAGGTACCTTTGTACGACTAGGCGTAGTTGTATGGTCTGGTTTTATTATTACCATGAACTATGTAGATATACCAATGGTTAAGAAGGCTGGTAATTCAGATATAACGTTCGTGGCCAGCGTCTTTACGGGGGCTCTAGCCACATTCGGCTTGACTACGGGTAAATCACACGGTAACAGCAAAGCACCAAACTGCCCTATGGCAAAGAAACAAGAACAACTCCAAAAACATGACTAAATGGATAATACTCTTGACTTTGTTGTCACCCGCAGTAGCGAGAGCAAACACTGTCACGCCTCAGTTTACAACAGGGTCGATGCAATCGACAACGACAACAAACCAAGTAATCACCGAGACTATCGAGCACGACATCAAAGGTGCTGGAGTGACAACCTACAGTGGTACAAACATCACAGTTGGCGGTTCTGGTGGGATAGGTTCAGAAAATGCAACCTATACACCAACAACCAACGCAGTGGACTGGGATCTACAGATCACAGAAAGAGTAGCTGGAACGATAGAAACAATCACAATAGAAAGAGAAATCGAAACAGACAGTACCACTACATCTTACTCTATCTTCTCTCAATAACTTCACCCGCTTTTGCGGAGGGAGAGACTGTTAATAATAGTAACCCTGTGGCAGCTGCTACGGGAAACGTTACAAATCAGGCTGTACAATTCCAGAATAATGGTGCACAAAGCAGACAATATTTTGGGCCAAATATAAGCTGTAATGGCAGTACAATGACATTCCAGCCTTTTTATATGGGTAATCATGCTAGACCACTTGATGAGTTTATGCAGCCTACTAGCTATACCCTAGCAGAAAACTGGGGGTTCCAAATTAACTTTATGGTTCCCTTAGACAAATCAGGTTACAAACAGTGTAAAGAAATTGCCAAACGGCAAGAGGAGAAGATGAGGCTCGACTACGAGCTTGTACGTGCACTTAAATGTGCAGAGTTACAACAAAAAGGGTTTACGATACGCCCTCAAACCCGTGTATATGGCATGTGTTCAGATATCGTACCAATTCAATCATTATTAAACAAGTAAAATGTTAGCACTAATCAAACCACTCGTCCTTACTGCTTTAAAGAGCCCAAAATTTAAACAGTTTGTCGTAGACTTACTAGAGAAGCTAGTAGAATCAACTGACAACGAGCTTGATGATAAAGCATTGCAAATAGTTAAAAAGGGATTAGACATTAAATGAACAGAGCTGGAGAATCGCAGTTTAACGAGTTACATAACCTTGTCACCGAAGAGTTCTTAAATAGAATTAAAAATGGTGAAGCAACGACTGCTGATTTGAAAGCTGCATCCGATTGGCTATACAAAAATGACATTACTGGGGTTGCGTTTGACACGTCACCCCTTAGCAAGTTAGCGAATGTAATGCCAAAGATTGATTTTGATGCAGTACAAAAAGCAGTAAGCTAATGGCTCCTAGACGTAAACCACTCTCCCAACTACGGAGAAGTGCAAGAAATTACAGACTCAATCCAGAGTCTAGACGAAAGAAAAATGCTGCCCAAAGAAAACGAAACAAAACCACGGCAAACAAAAATTACAGAGCCGAACTTAACCGTGCCAGGCGGAAGGCTGGGGAATACGGCAAGGGCGGTAAGGATTTTTCACACACTAAATCAGGAAGAATAGTACGTGAAAATTCATCAACAAATAGAGCAAGAAACCGTGGGAGAAAATGATACCAGTACTTCCTACTTATAAAGATTACACACAAAACTTAATAGTTATGACATCAACGGATGCTAAGAAACTCTGGAGAAAAGCTATTAAGGAGGCAAACAATTATGAATGTATTTATTGCGGAGAGCGACATCATGAATTTGATCTTACCATTGACCATGTACGCCCCAGATGTGCTGGAGGTAGCCACATGGCTAAGAACTGTGTTCCAGCCTGTAGAAGATGTAATCAAGAAAAAGGAAGTATGGACTGGTTAACGTGGTTTCGCACCACATTTCCACCTAACCCATTTAGAGAACAACATATACTAAACTGGATTAAATGATTAACCAATTTTTACATGTATCTAAATTAAAGTTAGATGAGTTAAGACAAATAGCTAGAGCCGTGCCCTCCCCGCTAAGGTGGGCTGCGGTATGGTTCTTACTATGGGTAGAACCCAAATATATAGATTACAAGTCTAAGCAAGCAGTTGACGATGCTCTTAAAAAGTATAAGAAAATGTTTGGGGAAGACAGAGTAATCGACCTTGTAATTGAAAATACAAAACCCTCTAAAGTTGAGGGATTAAACGATATGTCTATCTATAGATCTCAATTAGACAAAGAATATTGGGAACAGATAGACAGAGAATGTGATTTATGAGCTTAGAAAAAGAACTACACGAAGATTTCAGAATATTTCTAACAGCTATATGGACACACCTTAACCTGCCTGTTCCCACAAGGGCACAACTATGTATAGCTGAATATTTACAGCATGGGCCTAAAAGACTACAGATACAAGCATTTCGAGGCGTAGGTAAATCTTGGATTACTGCTGCCTTCGTACTTTGGACGTTATTTAATGACCCAAACGAAAAAATTATGGTTGTATCTGCATCAAAAGACAGAGCCGACTCATTTAGTATATTTTGTCAAAGACTTATACTAGAAGTACCTTGGTTGTCGCATCTTAAACCTAAGAATGACGATCAACGGTGGAGTCGCATCTCTTTCGATGTTGGGCCAGCTGCACCACACCAAGCACCCTCAGTTAAGTCTGTGGGTATCACAGGGCAGCTAACGGGGTCTAGAGCAGACCTTATGGTACTCGATGATGTCGAAGTACCTAATAACAGTATGACGGAGCTACAACGTGAAAAACTCTTACAACTTGTTACTGAATGTGAGTCTATTCTTACTCCTAAACGTCAGTCTCGTATTATGTTTCTTGGTACTCCTCAAACAACATTCACTGTCTATAATAAACTAAGGGAACGTAGTTATCGACCATTTGTGTGGCCTGCACGGTATCCCCGCAAGATAGCCATGTATGATGGCTTATTAGCCCCGCAATTAGTCGAAGATTTAGACAATGAAGACAATCTGACATGGAAACCCACTGATACTCGCTTCAGAGAAGACGATTTACTTGAAAGAGAGTCATCTATGGGTAGATCTAACTTTATGCTACAGTTTATGCTAGATACTAGCTTATCTGACGCAGAAAAGTTCCCATTAAAGTTTGCTGACCTGATTGTTAACCCAGTCAACCCAACACATGCACCAGAAAACATAATATGGTGCTCTGATCCAGACAATATACACAAAGATCTACCTTGTGTGGGACTCCCAGGGGACTATTACTACAGACCTATGGCTATTCAAGGAGAATGGTTAGAATATAGTGAAACTATTTGTAGTGTTGACCCATCTGGACGTGGAGCTGACGAAACGGTAGCAACATTCTTGTCTCAGTTAAACGGACTTATATATGTGCACGAAATGTACGCATCTAAGGACGGTTATTCGGATAAGACACTATTACAGATACTAAGGAGATGTCGAAAGTATGATGCGAGTACGCTGCTCATCGAGAGCAACTTTGGCGATGGTATTGTATCAGAGCTATTTAGAAAACATTGTCAGACGACAAAGACAAACATTAACATAGAGGAAACTAGAGCAAATGTCCGTAAAGAAGACCGTATCATTGATAGCCTTGAGCCTGTTTTTAATCAGCACAGGTTGGTTATTGATCCCAAAGTTATTGAGTGGGATTATGCGTCAAATGCTGATGAGGCGACTGAAAATAGATTCCAATATATGCTTGGATATCAAATCTCCCGAATGTGCAGGGAAAAAGGTGCCGTTCGACATGACGACAGAATTGACTCCCTTGCCCAGGGTGTTAAATGGTTCACCGATGCCCTCGCCATCTCAGCCCAGCAACAGATTAAAGACAGGAGACACGAAGAGTGGATAGACCATCTAGAAGCTTGGATGGATGACCCTGAAGCAGAGGCAAATCACATGGTACTAGGAATGGACTTAGACCAAAGAAGAGAGGCCAGAGGGGCTACCAAAAGCCATACACACACATGGATGTGACCAACCCCACCATAACACACGGGGAAGTGGTGCTCCTCGTGGGTGGAAACAGCGGTCAGAGGGGTAGATTCGTCTATCCCTCACTACACATCGTGGTAAGTTGCACGATATATGATTAAAAAATTACTCTTACTCTTACTAATACTAAGGGTAGCTGCTCCTATCTCGTATATTACGTGGGTAGCTTTGCGGGATGCCGAATTTTGGGATAATTTTTCGTTCCCTATACTACTCAAGCGGTGATTGGGCTGCCCCCCAAAGGGTCGGTTTGGTTCGGTTATCCGTACTTGTTCTCACTATCACGAATCCCCCACAAGAATATTTCAATATATTACAAGGTAGCCCAGCGGGGATTGACTGCTATGACTGGAGTCTTAGCGAGATCCCTGAGAAAGTAACAAAACTTAACAAACCTTGACACATTCTTACCTGAGTCTCATGAGATCTGTTTTTGTCTCAACACATAATATTTACTTATATGTAATATAAGATTTAATGAATTAGATAATTAAAGATTTATTAATTATGACTGAATGTAACAATTTATTGACATTATCCTGGTTTTCTGATATATACAGCCCCCTGAAAATTTCAGCTTGAGTAGTACACATGTACTACCACCATCATCATAGGCTTGCGGCTGTCAATGCTTTTGTAAAGGATTACAACAAATATACACATATGAAAATATTTATCAGGTAAGCGGGTTTTTGTTTAAATAGGTGCTATATTAGATATATACAAATAAATTTCAAATTTTATGCAACTAAATCACCTCTAATATAAAGAGTGACTACAACGAATAAAAACAAGTTACGGGGATCTATCCTTAGAAGATAGAAACAGCACCAATTAACAATGTGCGTTACCCTTAATGTGACCCAAACCGCAGCACCGAACAGCAATTAGTAGGGTGAGACTGAAGGGGCGACAGCATCAATAGGGGACTGTAATGAACTGATAGTTAGGTATCAGGTGAACGGAGGGGAGCGACAACCGACAGCTTCGGGCTAGATAGCACTAAAGGCTAGCAATTAACGATTACAAAGGGATTCTTGTGCCTAACCACAATCACGAAGACCGCAAACGTAATCAAACATACCAAATTAATTAATAACGTCAGTAGGTTAGCACGATGCGAGCCAACTCGCCTTATTAGTGGGAACACTACATAATGAGTTGCTAAACTATTGACTTTCTGCGGTGACTGGCTACCATTAACGGGTGTGGTTCGATTCCACTACACTGCTTTGGTGTGGGTCTAAAGATGCTTGGACTGCTCATAATTCGGTTGAGAGAAAGCTCGCAATTACCACACCATTACACCACAGCACCATGACTTATTCACAACTATCACACAATGCACGTGAGATTGTTGCCAAGTTCACGCTTGCGACTTCTCAAGAAGTGCAACTAGGGTGTGACTGGTATCCGTCAGCTCTCTCGATAGCAGCTCGTATATCTGAGAAATACGAATTGAAGACCGAGGTTGTTGCGGGTGTCATCGCTGCCCTATCACCTAACAATCGCTGGGAGCGTAACATAGTAGACGCTGAAGCCATCATTAAATGTTGGCGGTCTGGCGGTACTAGAACTGACATGCTCAACGTCAAGGTATGCACCTACGGGAAGATGAAAGCTAAGGCTATTGATATCCTTACACGTGACATACCAATTATTGAGATACTCAACGGCAAGAAGCTGATTGAGTTCTACAACTGCATCACAAATCCTACACTCAACGATGTGTGTATTGATGGACATGCCTACAGCGTATGGTTTGGCGAACGCCTAACTATGAAAGAGGTTCCACCAATAGGTAAGAAGCTCCGAGCTACCATCAAGCAAGATTATCGAGACGCTTGCCAGTTTATTAACGAGGAGCTATCATGCTTCTATTCACCCGCTGATATTCAAGCTATTACATGGGTGACACATAAACGAATATACAATGTATAGTACACGTAGGTTGACTAGGTAACATTGTTATCATTAAAGCGTAAGTAATCTATCCTTATAGAACCGCCTTACCGCCTACCACTCACACCTGGAAAATCATGAACTACCAAGATGACGACTACGATCCTACTCCTTACTACTTGTATGATGATACAAATGGTGAGCCACCAATCTCATGGAAAGAACGCCAAGAGTTGGAGGATAAGAAATTCAGAGAGCAATACGGGTGGGCATGACTAAAAAACCACAGCAGCTTTCACCCGAAGAAGCTAAACGCAGACAGCTATTCTATCAGAAGATGGCTTACATCGAAATGAAAAAACTACGACCCAAGAACTCCATATGAAAGAGGAACTATTCGATGAGCTGATGAACATTCTCACACCTAGAATGAAGGCTCAACTTGCTAAGTCATTACACAATGACATTGTTCAAATGATGAACGAACAAGATGAAGCAAAGCGAAACAACTGACTTGCTTTGCGACATGTATGATATACGCAATCAAGCAAATCTACATGGCTTCGGTTCATTACCCAAAGATAACGATGGAACAGCTTGCACTATTAATGAGTGCATCAATCACATCATCACTACCTTAGAATCACATGAACACCTATCAAATCAAGCAATCATACATAACAGCTGACTACTTCACAGTTGAAGCTGACTCACCTGAAAAAGCTCGTGAGATCTTCAACAAAGAGGGTGGCAACTGGTTGTGTAACCAAGACAGCGGTGACTGTAACCATCAAATCGAGGAGGTTACTTTATGCGAGTCTTAGACCTATTTTCAGGGATAGGTGGGTTTGCATATGCAGGTCACTTACTAGGGGGCTTCACTACAACACAGTTCGTTGAGAACAACGCATACTGTCAGCAAGTACTCCGCAAGAACTTTCCACTTGTACCAATTCACGATGACATCACGACATTTGACACATCTTACAAATTCGGTGAGTACGATCTCATCACAGCAGGGTTCCCATGCCAAGACCTCAGTTCAGCGGGCAAACAGGCGGGACTTCGAGAAGGCACACGCAGCAGCCTGTTCTACAGGGTTATGCAGATTGCTAGGCGTGTTCGACCTAAGTTTATCCTCCTTGAAAACGTTGCAAATACAATCAGTCACGCCAAAGGGGAGACTTTCCAACACATACTCTATGAAATTGCCAAAAGCGGGTACAATGCTGAGTGGAGCATTATATCAGCTGCAGACGTGGGAGCATCGCACCTCCGTAAACGCATCTGGATTATTGCCTACGCCAACGACCCAAGATACTATCGCACACCCAAACGCCACAATCACAGCTTCGGGGAGGAGACTATCGTCCAATGGTACGAGTCACAGCCTCAACATACAAGACAAGTTGACGCTATTACCGACACCCAGAGCGAGCGAGTGGAAAGGCATAGGAGTCAAGGGGAGCAAAAGCAGCTTACGATGGGCGAAACAGGGCTACTTAACTGGAGTGATACAAGAATCCGACTCAGTCCCGAATGGCGTACCTACACATCTCAACCCATGCTTCGTAGAGGAGATGATGGGCTATCCCGTAGGGTGGACAGACTTAAATGCCTAGGCAATACAATATGTCCGCAAACCGCAACAATTCCCCTGAACAGAGTGAAACAGCTTGACTCTCTCTTCCAGTATAGCTAATATATTGGACGAGGGACTCAGCCCTCTACTGTTCACTTACTTTAACAATCCGTTATGAAACCACAAGAACGCACCTCCACTGTAGTTCACAACATAGATGTCAACCCATTGACAGGCTATGCCAAGGTAGAGCTACTATCTGGGGCAGTCTATGAGTACCACAATGTATCTCGTAAGGCATGTGCCAACTTACTTGCACAACCTAACATGTCATTAGGCTTCTGGTTCAACAAGAACTGTAAAGCTAATGGTGTTAAGTGTAAGCAGCTTAAAGATGTAAACCTCTCTACCAAATGGATAGAGTTTAAGAAAACCTATGCCAACTAGAATGTCAATGACTGTTACTTTCGATAAGTCTGTAGCCCCCTCTCTTTTAGAGGGTGGTTACAACTACACACCATCTGGAAACAACACTGTTCAAGTGTACTTCGGATATGACCAAGACAGGGATATCTATGATATCTTAGAAGAATCTGGGCTTGGACATCTAACTGACTCTGTAATCTACACCGACTACTTCAATGAAGATTATTGAGAATGAAATCTATCAAGCCTACAAATCAGGGCAAGCCAAGCAATGTAAAGAATGTGGAGAAATCAAGCTCCTCAAAGACTTCCCACTATTTAGTACTGTGGGAGCAGGTCGTAAAAATACTTGCAAACATTGCTCCAATGCGTTAGCTACGATCAGACGTAGGCTACGTAGACAGAACCCGCCACCATCATCAGCGGGAGACTGCCCTGCATGTGGTAGACATACTACAAAATGGGTACTAGATCATGACCACGAAACCAACAGGTTCAGGGGTTACATATGCGATTCATGTAATGTAGCCTTTGGCAAGTTTGGGGACGACCCTTACACAATGCAACGTTCACTTCACTGGCTTCAATCTCATGGGTGACGAACTACTACCTCTCGAAGAGGTTGTTGAAAGTCTTTATGACCTACAACATCACGATGAGTCTATTAAAGAACTTATCATTAAATTGAAAACCTTTATCTGGCATCACTCCTAATGGCTGACATTATCGACTTAAAACCAAAGGAAGACTTACAGTACATCGAGACTTTTGATTCCTATGATGACCCTATCGTGTACACTATCTCACGAACATCTGAGTTCTCATTCGATAGCACAATATGTGGAGTATTCAACTCTGCTGATGCTGTTATGATACGACTCAAGCGTCTCCTGGAATCTCCAGTAAGAGACGGAGAAAAGTACATAGTAGAAGTACATACTCTCAGAAACTTAAAGAGAGAGGAGGACTTAGGGTGAGTACACTACACCATGACGAACGCCTTGAAGATTTACTTGAGGAAGTACAAGAAGCGTTCCCCTTCTACTCATACGATAAGCAAGTAGAAATTGCTCAAAAACGTTTTGAGGAGGAGCTTATTTGAAACCACAGTATGATGAGTGGACTTACCCTGTTGGTGGGATACTAGCTATGGTAGTATTCCTATCACTCTTCTCAGCCATCGTTCAAGATGGTAAACACAAACCCGCCAACCCAGTTATTAGACAACTAATCGACAGAACATGAAAAAAGTTTATCCCAATCGCATACGTGAGCTGAACAAATGGAAAGCTACAGATGAGCTAACTATGGTTAGCGTAGAAGATGGTATGTATGCAGCTGACAACTGGAAACTACCACCGAGTCACCTCTGTATTATACGAGCTGAACTACCAAACGGAACAGTTAAGGAACGTTCCTATCGTTTACAAAAACGAGCTAATGCTTTCATGTTACAGCTCATAGCGAATGGAGCTAACTTTCACCTCATGACTCACGACTCACTTAAAACTACTGCATTTAGAGATGACACTTAATCCACACGACCTATCCGAATTACTATATCGTTTAGGATACTATGTTGATGATGAAACTGGAGAGGTTATGCTAGAGATAGAATCTGATGGCCCTCCCCTCGTTGACAAGTTCTTAACTAACTTAGCAGTTCAAGGTCAACTAATCTTGAAACGTAACCACCTGGCAGAACTAGGTTTCTACTTGCCAAACTGGCAATGTTTCAATAGTATGGAGGAGTACTGTAAAGTATTCCCTTATGAACAACAGTGTAAAGAGTATGACTAATCTAACACAACATCAAATCGACCACCTCGATGACTATGAATATGCCCTCTTCCTCGCCTATGGGGACTCCTTCAAACCTACACCGACAGTTCCTCCTGGAACAGGAAGCTATAAGTTGCGGGAGGAAAAGACTACAAGACTCGTTGACGAAGTTAGAGGAGAAATCCTACGCCTCGGCTTCCGTGTACGGGGTCGCATCAATAAGAGAGGCGTTGCCCTATTTAATGGAGCATATCGAGATCACCTTCGGAAAACTAAAAAATGGTCAAGCAGGTAAGTTCTTCAAACCTATTGCAGAGCATATCAATGAGCTTGAACCCTTAGCGATTGCGACTATCCTACTCAAGATAGTATTCGACAAGGTCTTTACCTTCGATCGTAATGCTGATCTTATTGTACCTATGATGACTGCCATTGGTGGAGCATTGGAGTCAGAGTGTAAGTTCCGTTGGTATAAACGTGAACACCCAACTATCATGCGATATATCGAACGTGTATATTTCCATGAAGTTACAGGTACACAACAAAAGTTAAAGATCGCCAGTGAAAAGTTTGGAGAACGCAATATCAGGTGGAACTCATGGTCAACAAAGACTAAGGTATCACTAGGTAGATGGGGACTCACAGCGGTAATGGAATCCACTGGTTGGTTTACAGTAGATAAGCGTAAGTCAAGGCGTAAGAAGTACGAATACCGTGTTGTTGCCACAGATGACTTTAACAACAAACGGAACGAACTCATTAAGACTGCTGAATTATTCAGTGGAATACCTTGGCCTATGTTAGTTGAACCAGATGACTGGGGATACGATGAAGAAGGTAACATAATCTATGGGGGATATCTTACAAATAGTATGATGAAGGGTCACGAATTAACTAGACGTGGCAACCCCACCATTAAACACGGAGAAACGCCTTTAGCTT